GGCTTAATCATCACCTTGTAGCCAAGGCGTTTTGTTACGGCAGCGATTGTTTCCTTGCCCTCATCCAAGTGCAGGCATGGAACAAAGAACGACCAGCCCACACGAAACTTTTTCCAGTCGACTCGGTACTCAAGCCTGTTTACCTTCATCAGCTTCCTCGTCTTCAGGACCGTCGGCCTTGGCTGCGGCGGCAACCATGTCCGGGTCTAAGAAGTCTCCCTTGGAACAATCAAAAACAAAAGCGTCAACGGGCGGAACATTGTTCAGCTTTGTGCCCTTGGCCATACGCTTCTTGGTAACACCCATGAATACGCTGTCGGCAGTCAAAGAATTCAGAACATCCTTGAGAGTAATCTGATGCGCCGAGCACCAATTGCGGAACTTCTTGGCGATGATGTACAGCTTTTGGGTATCGGGCTCCATGCGGATGATCAACTCGCCCATGGGTTCCAAGACCGGCAGCATCTCAACCCCCGTGCGCTTGTCGACCTCGGCATTGATGATCAGGGTATTGCGACGGAATTCGTTCCAGAACTCGCCCACAACACTGGCATGCGATGATACGGGCGGCTTGATCTCTTGACGCATCTGCGAAAACTCTTTGAGCATCCACTTGAAAATGCGACCAACGTCAATGTCAAACAGGCCAAGGCGTTTGGCGAACAGGGCACCGGCAATGTTGCAAGCTGCAACGCCTGACCAGAATCTTTCCCTATTAGTGAAGCCAATCTTCTCGTCAATGATACGTTGGACTTCTTTGACCTCGGCTACGCGCTCTTCCAAGTTTGCTACCAAATCCCGCAGATAGATGCGGCCCGCATGCCCGTAGTTGGAGTAGAGCTTGGGGTAGATGTTGTCGGCTTCTGCCTTGGTCAGCAGTTTGGTTTCAGGGATTTCGTACTCAATCAGGCGCATCAGCTCGCCGTCTGGGGTAGCTTTCAACGCTTGAAGCTTGTCTACTGCGGAAGCGTTTGACGAACAAAGCAGAATAGTCTGCCACTTGGACATGTTCAAACGCTCGGCGTTTTCATTGGACTTCATGCGGCCCCGGCCTCGGCCCTGAGAGACTGCATACGCAAAGTCAGAGAAGTCGTCCGATGACATTTTGGTGATCTCGTCGCAGCCCAAGCCAATGTTGTTCATCACACCCAAGCGGTGCAACCGCACGTTCATCGTGTCCCGTGCAATCAACATCAGTTCTTCCGGGTGCCCATACACGCTGTGCATGGCTTTGATAGATGTGGTCTTGCCAGTGCCTGACTGGTTGTTAATCATGTTGATTATGGCACCCTTGAGATGCAGATGCTTCATCAACGGTGCGCCGAAAGCAGTGAAAAACCCAAACGCATGGGGCTCAAACCCGGGGCGGTCGTAGACATTGATTACAGACTGCCATTCTTCCAAGGTGCCGACGGGGGCAAACCAATCTGCAAGCTGGTGAGTAGAGCTAGATGGTGGGCTGTACCTATCTCCGTCTGCGCAAATCTCGGTGTCGCCAACGATGAATGACTTGTCTTTCTCTGTCCACCCAAATTGTGAACGCATAATTTCTGCTCCTTCTTTGTATTGCAATTCTTTGGCAAACCTGACGATGTACGCCATGATGCCGTCCATTTGCTTCTTCAGCGCAATCACGCCAAACCAAGCAAGTCGTTCCCGTAGCTTGTCGCTGGTCAATAGGTCAACCGCAGGTAACGCAAACTCTTTCACTCCGTCCCGTGGGGTATGCAACCGCATCCAAATTACTTCGCCAGCTTGTGGGTCTTTGAGGCGCTTGACCACATACAGGTCATGCTCATAGATCATCACTGGGTCTGGGTCTTCTTCATCATCGTTCTTGCGGTACACACCGCCGTTTTTGCCACGGAAGTAAGGGAACGGATATTCAGGAATCTGGTAGACAGTTGGCGCAGTTGCAGCCGGTGCCGTGTATTGAACTGTGTTGTCTGCTTCGGTGGCAGCTGCGATCTCTGCACCGAGCACGATGGGGGATGTGATCTTGCCTTTGTGAATACAGTTGTCGCACCCTGATGGATAAAGCCCTTCCCACTTCTCGCATGTGTATGGGCCCTTGGTCTTGTGTGCTTTGTCGGCTGTGCTGGCGGCGTCGTATCCCGGATGGTCTTTGGATATGTCGTGGATGGCAGTGTCGGCGTCGACACAGTGCGCTGCAATTGAGAGAGCTGCTCGCCAACGCGGTTCCTCTAACGTGGCTTGCTCGGCTATGGCTTTTGAGAGTTGGAAGCACCCACGCCCTTTGGCGTTTTTGTCAACGATGATGCTGAACCGAAACTGCTTGTTGCCCATCAGGGCTTTGGTCATGTCGTCGGCGTAGGTTGGCAAGTAGTCCGGCACCTCATCAAGCACACCGAGCTTGGACTTCAACTCACCAAAGTCGACGGCTTTCCCCATCGCCATGACTTTGACTTCTAATGGGGGATTACCCTTATGGTTCAGCGTGTCAGGCATGCGCATGATCGACGCCACATCCGCTGTTCGTGCGGGGTCAGCTTCAAATTCATGCTCGGCGCACAAAGCCTTGAGGCGCACGGCCGCAGCTTTCCACTGCTCTCTTGTTACCTCAGCAGTAAAAGGCCAGTAGACATGAACACCACGCCCAGAATTTACAACGCACGGTCGGGGCAATTTGATTGCGTTGCAAAAAGCTCTGAGCGCATCCAGCCCTTCACCTTGCGTAGCATAGGGTTTGCCCTCGCCACAATCAATGTCCAACCAAAGCGATTTAACCGACTTCACATTGTCGGCCGTGCGAGACTTATTCGTCTCATATTTAGCACAGGCAAAGTACACATCAAAGTGTTTTGCCATCAAATCATCAACCACCCCATCAACTTCGTCCAACCCCTGCACAAAAATCTGCTTGGGGAGGCCGGTCTTTTTTAGACCGACGACACAGTACCACCCATCTGGGGACAGTACTGCCGACAAAAAATCTTTTCTTGTCATAGCCGCCTCTGCACCGCTGAAAGAAAAGCACTGGGGGCGCGGCTGGCCCCACAGTGCAACCACTACTTGCTAACGCTGGTGCGGAGATACCGTACGATTTCGTCGACATGTGGAGCTCGTGGGAACCACTCACCCGTAAACCACTTATAGATGGTCATACGGCTGACACCAAACTTGTCGGCAATGTCGCGTACTGATATGTCCCGCTCGATGCAATGCCGCCCCAGCTTGACGCCGGGGTGTTTTGCATCTGCCTTTTTGTTAGCATAAACAAGACGCCATGTGTAGCCTCGGCTGTCCATCAGTCGTCGTCAGTTGCCCAAGTGTTCAGGACGTCCACGAAGTCCTTCTTGGGTGCAGGTTCAGCGGCCTTTTTAGAGGTACGCTTGGTGGGCTCAGGCACATCTTCAGCCTCGGCTTTCGCAGGGGCTTCGGCGGGCTTGGGTGCAGCAACTTTCTTCACACCATCGGTTTGAGCCGCAGTCTGAACGACGGCTGCTTTGGCGGCGGGAGAATCGGCTTTGTCCTTAGCAATCAACCACTGCTCACGGCTCAGATAGCCAACGGGCTTGAAAGTCAGCTTCGGAGTGGCGCTGTCGCTGTCCATGCGCATCTCTGTGATCAGAGTACCAAGGCTGCGACCCATGGAACCAACATACTTGGCGTATTGCTGGAAGGGCATCTTATCCACGTCACCACGACCAAAGATCGACTGGGCGGGCAAAAGCAGTTGGAACACGTCGCCGTCAATGTCGTCGGCTAGCAGAACTGCCAAGCGTTGTTGATAACGGCAAGCGCGGGAGTCACCTTGGCCAGAACCTTTGATGTTCTGCGGACAGCCTTCGCATGCGCTGGCTTGCGGGTACTCAATGCTGGAGTCGGGCTTGTCGCCGTCATTTGACCAGCAGTCGGGTGCAGTGGTTTCACCAGCAACGTACTTGCCAGCGTAGAACTGGCGAGACACTTTGGGGTTGCCGTTCACGATCACAACATTCATTGAACGGTTCTCGTTCTTTGCGATCTCCTCACCGTTGACCATCATGCGGAAAACACCGCCACGGATGGAGATGCGTTTGACCGCAGTGTTGCCCGCAAGGGCTTTGGTCATGTTGTCGATGCCGACCTCTTTCAGGTAGTCGGGGGCCTGATTCAACAGAGCGATATCGTTGCTCATTTGATTCTCCTTACTTGCTTCGTCTTTGGATGGTGATCTCATATTCGCTGTCGATATGAAGACCGGCGGGATGAAGGTCTGGATTTTGCTCCATGAATTCCTTCATATTGGTTTGATGAATTCGCTTTTCCAGCAAACCCATCGCATTGTGTTCGTGCATCAGTTTGTAAAACTCCTCCCAGTTGTTGGTCCAATAACGGTTCTTGATCGTGCGGTACGCAACGCCGTGAGGGGTAGAGAAACTGGTAGCTCCAGTCTCTTTGGATATCTCGACAAGTTTGTACTTCAAGACTTCCATCTGTGCTTCAAGCTCTTCCGTCTTTGCCTTGTACTCTTGATAGAGCACGTCTCGTGCGTCGCGTATTTTGATGTACGCTTGCACAATTTTTTCGATTGGTGCTTCCATTGCTTCTCCTGTTGTGCGCTCTCTATTATACACAGTTTCTTGACTGTGTCAAGTATTTATTTCGTTTTTGTACAGATCAATGATCTGTTCGTGGAAACTCAATTTGTTTTGCAAGGCTGAGTACAACTTCGTCTCTACTGGACTGCCCTCGATGTGAACGACAGTCATAGGATTGCGTTGTCCTGCTCGGTCGATACGAGCGTTTGCCTGCAAGTATGTTTCAATCGACGTCACTGGAGCATACCAAATCACCACGTTTGCCGCAGTTAGGGTAACTCCGTGGGAGGCCGCTTGAGGCTGGATGAGCAGCACCTGCGGGGTTTGGTCTTCTTGGAACCGCTTGAAGATATCCGTGCGCTTGGTCACACTCACGCTGCCATTGATGATTTCGTTGGACACGCCCTTCAAATCCAAGAACGCTTTTACAAGTTCTAACGCATGTGTAAACGGCACGAAGATCAACACCTTGTGCGAGGCTTCATTGATCACTTCCAAGATAGCATTGAGACGGTCTGACACATCGAACTCGACCACGGCGCCAGTATCAGAGTACACAGCCCCGCAAGAGATTTGCAAAAGTTTACTTAGGTTCGTCGCTGCGTTTACTGCTGACACATCTTCACCCGCCGCTTCGATCAGCATCTCTTTCTTGAGCAGCTTGTAGTACTTGTTTTGCTGGGGTGTGAGAGGGACATAACGGGATGTATAGGTTACATCGGGTAGGTCAAGGCAGTCTTTCTTCTCAAACCGAATGGCCGGTTGAAGTATGCTATGCACAACCTTTTCGGCTCCGGGCTTGGGAACCCATTTGAACCGGGTCAGTTGATACATCACCGTATCACGGTATCCAGAAAACAAAGACGGGGCAGTGCTGGGAACGCACAGTTTTGCCAAGCCATACGCATCTAAAGGCGACTGAGATGCAGGGGTACCTGTCATCATCCACAACCAAGTCGTCGGCTGAATCAACTTGCGCATGGTCTTGAACCGTTTGGTCGTGTGGTTCTTGTATGCGTTAGCCTCATCAATGATGATCAGATCAAACCCACCGTTTGCGATCTCGTCGGCGACGATCTCTACACCGTCATAGTTGATGATGACAAACTCGGCGGGGCCATTGACAATTGCTTTGCGTTTGTTTCTATCGCCATAGGCAACATCAACAGGTCGATGTACTGCAAATTTAAACAGGTCTGCCTGCCACGCTGATTGCATGATAGACAAAGGGCAAACTACGAGCACGCGCTTGATTGCACCGATACTCAACAGATAGTCCGCTGCCCAAATTGCCGCGCCAGTTTTACCTGTGCCCTGCTCATTGAAACAAAACGCTCGTTGGTGCAGTGTAAGGAAAGACGCTGTCTGTCGCTGATGGTCCATCGGCTTGTAGATTCCGGGCCACTGGTAGTCACGCTCGATAGGTGATGGTGCTTTCCTAATGCCAAGGGCTCGCAGGGCTTGCGCCTCCTTCAGCCCCCAATACACTGCCACAGCAGTAACATCCCCTTGTTGCTCGACTTCTTTGCTTTTCTTGATCGCAGTTGTGATGCGCCCCGGGTTGCGGGTGCGCACAACCAGATACTTGTTGTCAACGATATCCATCTTTTAGTCCGTACAGCTCAGTTTCCCAGTTGTGTTTGATCAGCCGTCCAATGATTCCACGCCGCCAACACTCTATGGCAACGCTGAATTCGTCAGGGTCTCTTCTCTGCATTTCTTCAAACCGAAGCTCTCCAGTACCAAAGTAGATAATCCAAGCGGCTCTGAGCTGCTCGTCTGTCATGTCGGTGGCAAAGTTGGGGGCAGTCAGCATCATAGGCAAGTGTTCAAACCTTCTTGCACTGTAGTCTTGATACATCCCCCTCGGGTCGCTCCACCCAAAATGATATCTATGGGTTCCGTTTGACCCCGTGATTAGACTTGCGGGGGAAGCTTCTGTTATCGGAAGCGGTTTTAACTCTGAGGTTACTGCGCTTTGTAGCGCCACCTTTACTGAGGGGCTGCTTGTGGTCAACATCTTTTCCATCTCCTTTGTGTACTAGCCCTGCTTCTTCCATCATGTGCCGCGCTTTGTTGCGTTGTGCACGTTTCTTCTTGACGGCGGGTGTGCCGTCGTATTGTTCATATTCTTTTTTGTAGGGGCGGGGTTTGTTAACGTACGGCACGATTACCTCCCAAATTTTTCAAGAACATCAGCATGGTCTTCCATTTTGCTGACCAACTTTTTTAACCCCACGGCATGACGGCGCATATTGTGTACGGGGGCTCCTTTAGCTTTAAATTTAAAATAGTAGCCAAGTGCCGAGTCAGGGTCGAGCTTGTCAATGTCTTGAGCAAGTGACATAGTCATCTGCACGGCGCAGTGGACGCAAAACAAAAAATCGGGTCGTTTACTGCTTGGTCTGAAAACGATTCCTCTGTCATTTGCAAACATGGGTTTGTCGCAGCAGTTGCAAACGCTTTCGCCATTGAAATGGATATCGGGTGTGAGGCTCATGGTCATTTCCTTTTTTCGTGGTGCTCGCAGTCGGTGACAGGACACCAACCACGACAGGTGAAGTTGGGGCGGGGGTTCCAAACATCTGCTTCGAACGCCTTGTCCAACACTTGGGTTTCAGCCAGCCATTTTTGCCAGCTCTCTTCTTGCGCTTCACGCTCGTACTTGGCAGTAACCAAATCGTCAGCCACCAAAAATACGAGCCCTGCCGTAACGGTTTTGACCTCGGGGAAATGCTTGAATACCAAGAGAGACAAAAGCTCAAGCTGCTTGCGGTCGGCATAGCGACTGTTCTTGCTTGTCTTCCAGTCAGCGATGCGGGCCTTGTCTCCATTGATCACCAGCAAATCAGCGATGCCACGGAACCAAACATTCTTATCCCGAAACTTGCATGGGTCAAGGTTGCGTGTCAAGCCCATCTCATGTTCGCAGTACATTGTTCCGGGCAAGTTCTTGAACGGCGCAATCTTGGACTCAATGTACGCAAACTTCTCGGGGACTGGTTTGCTATCGCGCAGATATTCTTCGGCTGCTTTGTGAACCGATGTGCCATAAATCAGATGATCTTGCGGCGGCTCCACAATGTCTTTGACAACACGCAGGCGATGATACTTGCGGGGGCACTGCTGAAACAGCGAGATGCTTGAGTACGACCAAGTGTATTCCATTGTTATCCTTCGAATTTTTTAGCACCGCCGTAACTGGTTCCGTACTTCACCTCACAATTCAAAGGCAAAGTTTGGGCCCATACGGGACGCCACCGCATACATTCTTGTACGTACGTAGCCGCCTCTCGCCATTCATCCTCTGGTGCAATGCAAGCAACCGCATCATGGACAGTCAGAACTACTTTGTATCGCTTGGCGATACGCAACATCTGCTCCCCAATGACACACCTCGCAAGCGCTTGACAAAGGTTCTCCACTACTTTGCCGCCGTAGATGCGCACAGGACCACGCCGTGTATGGTAAATATACTGAGCCCGACCCCTGTCGTCAACGCCAACGGCTTGCAATTCCATGTATTTCAAAGGCAGTCCGCTGGGTAGGTCAAACCCTACCCCCGGTAGTACATTGATCGCTTGGGGCTGAACGCCAAACGGGGTAGTCTTTAGCTTTACGTCAGCCAAAGCATCCAAGCACCGATGACCAGCCTCCCAGAGCATGGGTATGAAAGGGAACCCATCTCGGTACGTTGTCAGGATGCGGCGGCACTCTGGCTCGCTCAATTCCACGCCAAAGTTTTTCAACTGCACTTGGAACTTGGCGGCTCCCATGCCGTACCCTGCACCAAGGATGGTGGTCTTGCCGACGAATCGTTCAGCGTCGTCCACTGCGTATGGCGGTTTGCGGTAAATCTTGCCAGCCATAATCTTGTACACATCACTGCCCTCTGCAAAAGCCTGTACCAAATCTTTTTGCCCAGCCAGCCACGCCAAAATCCGTGCCTCAATCTGACTGGAGTCGGCGTCGATGAGCACATACCCCGGCGGTGCAACGATGGCTGACTTGAGTTTGGATTTCCTAGGCAAGTTCTGTAGGTTGAGTTTGTCGTCTCCGCCCCAACGCCCTGTGTGTGCTGCGTAATATCTGAGGGGTACTGGGAGGCTACCGCGTTTCGCTATTGCCACGAATCGTTCGGTGCGTGTCTCCTCCAAAGTGCTTTTTGTCCCAAGCCGAGCAGCGACAAGGGCTTGCACCCGCACATCGTCATGATCAGCCAAAGCCTTGAACCCAGCGTCGCTCTTGGCAAGTGCAAGTGTCCATTTGTTGGTGGTAGGGCTGATCTTCATCGGCGGGTCTACGCCCAACTGCATTAACCGTGTAGCAAACTTCTCGTTTGACAACAGCGTCTCTCGGTCAGCATTGGCGTCGGCAATGAGGGCTTCTTTGCGTTCAACCACTTCAATCAGATGTTGCTCAAGCAGTGGTAGGTCTAACTGCAACAACGGACGGGTGAACATCCGCAGAGTCAGGTCGATCAACTTCAACTCTTGCTTCTTGAACGAGCTGATCAAGATTTTGAACAGGTCGTAGGTCAGCTCGACATCGTTAATACAGTACTCTCCGTATCGACGCAGGCTGGCTTCGTCAAAGTCGGATCGGCGTTTGCCAAGCGCCAACACAACCTCTGTGCCTTTCACCCCCAAGCCATAACGCTCTGCGGCTTTAGCAAGGCTGTTGCCTACCTCAGTACCGTCAACGGCTCGTAGCATCGACAGGGTATCCATCAACGCCATAGGATGTATGTCAAAGCGCCACCCGAGGATGGCACCGTCGAACAACGTGTTGTGCGCCAACACCGCAGATGTGTCCCAAGGAAAGGTCTTGAGGAAAGACTTGATCTGTTGGTGTGTGCCAGAGCACCAGACTGTCTCGCCGTCATCGACCTTGACCGCAACGCCGATCACTTCGAATCGGTCGTCACGGATGTATTCCTCGGTCGTCATCTTCGACAGAGAAAAATCCTTGTCGTAGTAGGTTTCAAAATCAAGAGTGATAAAGCTCATTGATTGTCAACCCCGGTGTGCTTGGCAATCTCACGATTGAGATACCAACGGGCCTTGCACAAGTCCTCATACTTGTTGCCCTTGTGATCGGCACGGGTGATGTACTTGATCACATTGCCAAGGTTGTAGGTCAATTGCTTGGCTTCGATGAAGTCAATCGTCTCAATGCCGCCAACTTTGTAGTGGGCGGGGTGATTCACGGGGTCGTGTTTAGGTTCTTCCATGGTGATGGTCAGTGTGTTTGGGGCCTCGGGTACGGGCAGGAGTGCAGGGGGTTTCCATTTCATCAGTTGCGCTTTACCTTTAGCGTATGACTTCAGGTCAATACCCAATTTTTGCGCTACTGCGGCTTCGCTTGCAGTGATAACTACCTTCTTAAATTTTTTGTTGTATGTACGCTTGACACGCCGAATGGGTAGTCCAAGCGATTTACGCTTCTTGTCCTTGCTGCGCAGAACATGAACATATTGAACCCTCACGCCCAATGCTTCAGCGATTTTCTTTGGTGTCGCATCGGAATGTGTGTCCATGTAGCGACGGATTCTCTCCGCAGTGGTGATTTTTGCCATGATAACTCTCCTTAAAATGGCGCTTCTTCAGCACAGTCAATCGGTGACTGCTTCCGTTGCCTTTTATTTAACTGGCGTAAGGCGTCGCCTGTTGCTCGCTCGAATGGGTTCCACTCGCTCCACTTGATCGCTGGCTGTTTCGTACTTTTACAAGTAGATTTTTTAGCAGTCTTGTGTGCGTGTAGTTTTCTTTGTGCCTTCGTATGAAGTTCTGAATTACCTTCTCGCATCTAATTCTCTCCTGTGTTACGGCTAACCGTAGTTGCTCTTCATGGCTCAGATTCATAGCTTCACCTCTTCTATTGGTTCGGGGAAGTCAGGGTCTGATGCTTTTATAACAATGCTCCTATCCAACTCTCTTGCCCAGTTCACATCGGGTGCAGTGAATGTTTCCCGAATAGCGTTGTCGGTTGTCAATTGCGCCATGGCCCCTACCACTGCACCATAGCCGTAGCGCCCTTCATAAAAACTGCTGATGCGTTTGACCTCGGGCGAATTGATTGCGCTTGCATCGGTTGCAAGCAACAGATACAAACCTCGCAGCCCAACCCAATCATCTTTGGATATTTTGTTTCTGAATTTCTTCATCTCATCTCCTTCTTTTTGATGCCAGCGGCTTTGCGCAGATCGCTTGAGTGCAACTTTTTGACTGGCTTTTTGATTTCATGTGCAGCCAACGCTATCTTGGCAGCTTTCTTGCGTGATACAAACTTGCCCTCATTGGTCACAAACCCACGCTTGGCGTTTTTGTCTTTGACGCCCTTAGCCAATTCAATCTCTTCATGGCTCCATGCTTTGCTGGGTGCGGGGTCAACTTTGCCGCCTTTCTCTTTAATGGCGGGTTCAGCGATGGTCAGTTTCTTTTTCATAATGGCTCCACAAAATGTCGGGGTCAATTTTCCCGATGGCTTCCACATCTTTGCCAAGGTAGTCGTTGTTCAAGAGGACATACTGCATGGCGGCGATTCGGGCTTTGGTCTTGTCGTTTGAGTCGATCACAATCCAGTCGGGTGTGAAGTTAAGCATGACTGCGTACATGGATTCGTACGCTTCCCACTTAGACTGGCTGACCAAGTCCACAGCACTCATTTTGCCCACTTTTAGGGGGCTTGTCTGCCTGCTGTCGAACCTCTTGGCTTGCTCTTCTTTGGTGATGCTGAAGAAGAACTTAGTAAGTTTGATACCAGCTTTTTTGAACACCGGCTCCAGCTCCCTGCACTCCTGCAAAAAGTGAGCAGTTTCATCCCTAGTACAGAACCCCATGACAGGCTCTACTCCTGCACGGTTGTACCAGCTACGATCAAAAAAACAAATCTCCCCTGCCTTTGGGAATTGGTTGATGTATCTCTGCCAATACCACTGTTTGGCTTCCAGCTCGGTAGGCTTGTCAAGGGCCACCACTCGGGCGTACCGGGGGTTCAGATGCTCCATGAACCTTTTAATGCACCCTGATTTACCTGCGGCATCCACCCCCTCAAAGAGGATGATGTGCTGGGTCTTTTGCTCACGAACAAAGTGTTGCCACTTGAGCAGTTCAACTTGTAAGGCGGTGAGGTTCATGGGTTGCCCCTTTTCCTAATAGTCTCAGCAATCACTTTGGACGGGTGTTCATAGGCGTTTACCCACGCATCAGCCACCTTTGCACAAGCCTCACGTTCTGCCTCAATAGCGCGCCTTGCAATTTCTACGGCATGGTTGGCAAATTGCTCACGCTCTGCGGCTTGAGCCATGTGGAAGAAGCGTTCAACAATGTCCGTTTGAATATGCCAATCGTCCCCCTCAAGAATCTCTCCTTCGGAGTTTACACGCCACCCAGCCTCTCGCGCCATCTTGATGATTTCTTCAGTCATTTCAACCCCTCCAGTAGGTCAATGATCTTGTTGAGTTGCGCAGTAATGGCAAGAATCAAAATCCAAATGGACACGAACTGCCAGAACTTCATCTCTTTCTCCCAATCCTGCCACCCTTGGTAACGCCCCAGTCCGTTGCTTGGTTGCGATTACTTGTTGAAAGGCTGTTCATTGCCATGCGTTTTCTATTTGTGCGTATCCTTCCCATTTCCGTTGACAAATCTTTTTCCATGTTGGTTTTAAACGGTTTGTCCAACGTATCGTACTTGGATGCCGATAGCTTCTTAAGCAGTACCACATCTTTTTCGGGTGTTTTGTCCCACAACCAATCGTTGATCTTCGGCAAAAATTGCGCAGTGAACACACGAACATGTACCCAAGTAGGCACTCCAAGTTTTGGTAGCCGCTTAAGCTCAAACTCTTCTGTCTTTTTGCCGGTTATGGAATAAAACATGGAGAACACGTCGTGGATAGTCCCCATGTTGCGCCATGTTCTAATCAAACAAGCGTCCCAGTATTCCTGTGGGGTGCTCATTTGTTGTTCTCCGCACGGTACTGCTCCCAGTGCATCAAAGAGTCTGCGATCTTGATGTTGCCATCGTAGTAGGTCTCCACAAACTTGTTGATGCGCTGAGTCGTCATCGCCATACGCTCATGTGCCTCGGCCTCCTTCTTGTCTTGGAAGAACCGCCCGTCATCGGTCAGGTAGCCTGAGACATTTCTCATGTGTTCTTCTCCTTGAGTTTGGTGATGGTGGTATCCCAGTGTTCACCGTACAGGTCTTCAGCTATTGCGTAGTACAGCAACGCTAACCACATAGACGTCTCCTGCCTGAGTTCGTGGTGGCTGTGCGCTATGTGCAAGTACCCATCCTTCATGCGCTGGACGTAACTTTCTCTGGTGTCGTTGTTGTATGGAACGCTCATCGTTTCATATCCCGTATCAGAGCAGCGAAACTCGCAACGGTGTCGGCGGCGAAAGGTATTTTGAATTCTTCAATTCTGAGCGCCACTTCTTCTAGCACATCATTGCGATAGCACATGGTGTCATCGTCGTCGATGGGCCTAGGGCGAATCTCTTTAGCCAGTTGTTTGAGTTCAATCTCTCGCCATGCTTCGTCTTCAGGTGTCATCATTTCTTTTCCTCGTAAAATTTGTCTTTGCGTTCAATTGGTTTCCATCCAAATCTGCGCCATGTCTGCGTGATATCGGTCGCCGCCGCTGGCACATATTTAAAGTCAGGGTCGAGTAGGCTTTTGGGGCGGTACTCGGTCTGTTCTCGGTGATCAAATTTCAGGGCTTTTAATTTCATGTTTGCTCCATGGGCTAGGACGAAACTTTGTGCTCCCCTAATAGGGAACGGTCATAGTTGTCGCTCGCCGACCAACTTGGACAGCGATTCCAACAACGAGACATTGTCTTCATCGACAACGATTGCAAAACCGCCAGCGACATTGATGCGCTCGATCTCCCTGAGTTGCAATGCAGTCGGGCGTCCCCCGTTGGCCTTGCACTCAATAGCAAAGAATACACCGTTAAGGCATCCAACAATATCGGGTACACCACTACGACCATAGCCACCAGTCGCAGGCATGAAGTAGTACGCACCAATGGACTCAAGGATGCGCTTGGCTCTCTCTTTGACTTTGCCCTCTGGGGTCATGTGTTCTCTCCTAATGCCAACGCCAATTCTTTGGGGAAGGCAGTCTTTGCTTCTTCAACAGTGGACAACAAAATCTCAGTTCGTTGTGGGCCGTTTTTCATGTACGCATGACCATCATTCTCTGACACTTGCCAAAGATCGTGGCCCCTTATCTCGTACCATTTTTCTCTTTGTGAGCCCATGCTTTTTCCAATGTTGACTGAGTATAGAACATAAAAAAGCCCATGTCAATACATGGGCGAAAAAAAGCCTCGGGGGAAACCCGAGGCTAAGACAAGATGACTAAACGTCAGTATGTCGTGGTATCAGCAGTCTGTATAAGTCTCACCCTCTATGAGGAAGAAGTACTTGTACTCAATTCGCAAGCGATGGTCATGGGTTGATTCCTCAAACCACACGCCAACATGCTCGATGGGCTGATACTCCTCCATAAGTTTTAGCATGGTGATTTTTTCTTGGTAGTTTGTTGGCAAATCGTAGGTCGATTTATGTTCGACAAACTCTTTGGTCGTAAGGTCGTAGGTAGCAAGCGCACCGTCTGTCTCTATGCGGATACACACACCCCGATTACCAACAAACGCCTTGGTCACTGCCTTAGCAATGCGGTAGTCATTCAGCTTGTCTTTCCACTCACGCCCAAGACTTGTAAGCAAATCTTTGGGGAGCTTTGCAGGCTTAGGGTCTAGCGCATCGTACGAGTCTAGGAAAGTAAGTATCTCGGACGATGAACCCCTCACCACACTGTCGGCATTGCTATGGGCGTTTTGCACCATGCGTTGCAGTCTGTGTTGCACCGAGGATTCCATATCCTTTGCCCGCTTGTCCATAGGCTTGACTTTGAAATACTCTTTGACAGTCTTCATAGCAAGTTTCAGATGCTTGGTTTGATGCTCTGGGTGACGCTTGTGTTCGATAGCGTCGCTGACCACTACATACAACTCCGTTGCATTGCTACTACGATACCCGTTGTTGATAGCCAAAGAACCGACAGGCTGATTGCCACACATCACCGCAACCTTACTGATGCGTTCACCGTCGCCCCACCCATTGGTGTCGGTAGCAATGTACTGAAAGTCTGGGAAAGCGAAAGCCACCTCGGACATAAACTCCACCAGTTTTTTGTTGAAAAACTTTTGAGGGTACTTGCCCGTCTTGACTTTGCCCTTGAGGATTTCGGGCAGGTTTTCAAGTTTGATTGTCATGTTGCTTCCTTTCAAATTACCAAGAGTACTTGTTGAGAATGGCGTCGACCTTGTTCTTGACGGTTTCACGAACATAGTCACTGTCTTTGATGGTATCGGTGTCGGCGTTGGTCATTGCCAACTCCAAGTCACGCCGTGCCTCTTCCAACTTGGGGTCGTTGGTCACATTGAGTCGACGCAACAAGCCGATCATTTCTCTGGCGTTTGTGATCAGCGTACCGTGAAACACTTTGCGGTTGCCTTCGTCGTCGTTTGCCAAACGCTCACTCATGTGTGACAAGCACTCATGCAGTCGGCCCCACACATCACGCATAGCGGTGTTGAGTCGCTCGTTGAAGTGTTCCTCGTAGTGTTGCACCAACTCGGCTTTGACTTGTTCGCCTATGTCGATACGGAAGTCACCCGATGTAGGCAGTGGCATGAGCGTGTATTGAAATTTGAATTTCTTTTCCACGGCATCAGGCTCGGGGTACTCATCACGATCAAACAAATCACCCAGTTGAAAGGCTGCTGCTGATATCAGCGTAGGGTAGACCTGAATGAAGTTGCTGGCAAGGCGTTCGAATTCAACCTTGTGGTCGTCGAGTTGCGCTTTGTAGCCACCATTGAACAGGTTCTCCATCGTCACGATGCGACCACCGCTATCAGACCAAGGGATAGTCTGCTTGGTATTCCACAAGCGAACCTTAGCAGCGTACTTGTTGACGGCTTCCAAGTGTGGGTTGCCTGCAAGCAAATGCTTGTGGTAGTTGCCTGCTTTGACCTTGGTGTTCTTGGCTTGGTCGACTTCCTCGGAAACTTTCTTGTCCAGTTTGCGGGCAGTCCAGCAAGAGATGTTGAGCTCGACGAGCATGCTTGATGTTGCAATGCCCAATGAATTGAATTGGTTTTCCATGTTGCTTCTCCAGTTATTGACTATCGACAGAATGACCAGTGGTCACTTTGTCGCCGTTGTTAGCAGAGTATTCGCTGATCAAATACTCCACAAGTTGTGCAAGCGAAGGCTCAAAGCCAATCCTCCTCTCAAGTTTGCCTTGCAACGCACGAAGTTGATCACCCGCATCGGGCGACAGGCTGAGGGTCAGGCGCTTACGCACCGTGTTGCCCTCGGCTCCAAAGATATCCATTGTTTTGTTATCTACATCCTGTTTCATATCCCCTCCACCATCACGCTTTGGCCTACGGTCGGGTTGAATCGGTTGTTTCCATACACGCACCACAAGACAGGTGCGTTCACGCCTGCCCAGTTACCGCACCCATCGCCATAGAAGTAGCCGTCGGTGAGCATGATCACGCATTGCGGTTCGATCTGTTCCTTGATCATGTACTCTGGTACACAACCGGGCTCAGTCCCGCCACCACCGGCCGGTCGAGTAACATCAGTGATCTTGGCTACATCGCTACCGAGATAGGTCTCACGCCTTGCAACATGGGAGTCCCAGTAAAGCAATTCGATGCGCTCGGGTGCAACTTCATCACAAATGCTCTTGACTTCTCCAAGAAACTGTGCAAGCGCATATCCACCAATCGAACCTGATGTGTCGATACCAAGAACAAACATCTCAGCCTTCTGGCTTTGCGTGGTCGGCATCACGATATCAACGCCCAAGAACCTGCGGTTGGGGCGACGCCATGTAGACTGGTCGCCTCCCTTGGTTGCTAGTTTGATGAAGTCACGCAGGGCTTCACGCCAGTCAACCTTGGGATGCAAGAGTTGGTCGATATCACGATTGACATTGCCTTTCATGCGTCCTGCTAGCATCGCACCCTCACGCAGGGCTGAGTCGATCTCACGGTTGAGTTCTTCCTTTTCTTCCTCGCTCATATCCTTGGCGTCGTCCCAGTCGTGCTCGTCAAAGGATTGGTCGGGACATGATGACCCTCCGTCATTTTGTCCAGAGGAGTGACCGTTACCGCCCTGCCCCTCGGTTTCATCGCCGTCACCCTCGCCCTCGCCTTCGGAGCCACCGCCACCGCCTTCCTCCATGAGGATGTTGAATACCTGCTTGGTATCCATACCACGGAAACGCTCGTCGTACAGACCCATGAGCTCACCAGTCTCTGGGTTGCGTGGCATGGACACATCCTCTTCGTACGGATCAGCGTCCCGAATCTGTAGGTTGATAACATAATCCATGGCATAGTTGGCTAGCTTGCGGTTGATCTTGGCAATGTCTGCCCAGATGGTCATGTGCCGATACGCCTTGTGCATAGCCTCATGCACAATCAGAAAGCCAAGTGCCTTGTCTGATAGCATACCCACAAACTCTCGCCCGTAGGTCACATCACGACCATTGGTCGATGCGCTTGGGTGCTTGTCGCTCACAGTCACTTTGCCTACCATGAACACACCCGCAAACTGACAAAAGCGTGGGCTTTGCATCAGTTGAATGTGGGCTCTCTCGACCCGTTGTTCAGCAGTTAAGTTCATTTGCTTTTCCTCTCGATCAGTTGATACAACTCTTTTGCTTTCTGGATATGCTTTGCCATGGACTCTTCAGTCCATAGCACCGATGGGTTGACTCGGCTTGCAAGTAGCCAAGCGTAGATAAAGTCCTTCTCAGTCATTTAATCCTCCGTGGCTTTTGATTGCAGACTGGAAAGTGTCGTAGTGTGCGCTCACGGATTCGACAACCATTGAGACAAACTGACGCTTGGTCACTGTGTCGTAGTGGTTCAGTTGCACACCACCGTAGGCAACGGCACGGCACAGGGCGTGCATCGTCACATTCATCCCGTTATCGTTCTTGCCAAGCAAGTCGACAATCGCTTCGAACAAGTCGTGCATCTCTGCTTGTTGTTCGGGGTCAAGTATTTCACGCTTCTCTTCCATCATGGTCTCCATACAAGAATATCAAGTAACACAACGATGAGGGCCAGCAAGAACACCACCCTCATCACCTTCTCTTCATTGGTCAGCATTGTCATCCTCCTCTTGAACAGCGAAACGCAAGAACCTTGCGCCTTCGAAAATCTCCACAACTTCGTACTCAATCCCCATGCGATCAAGTGCTTCGTACAGTTCGTGTGCAGTCATGCTTCACCTCCATCAAAGTGTGCAATACCATTTGTTTTCTGATATGCGTTTGGTTTTGAGTTTGGCTTTTTTGATTTGGCGCAGGTGCGAGTTGAAAGCCTTGACTTCTACGCAGTCGTGCAAGCCACGCACTCGGTCGCTCTCGATGATGACAAACCCACGATGCACAAGGATTGCGTAGAGCGCATCCCAGTCATACGCTACCTTCGTAGGTATGGGCGTGGGCGACGCAACGAAAGCATCCGATGGAATTTCACTTAGTCTCATGCTTCACCTCAGAACAAGTATTGGTTGTCACGCATCCAAGTGACGAACGAGCCGCTGGTCATCATGATCTTTTTCTTCTCAGGGTGCTTTGCACCAGACAAGCAGAACACTGATTGCAACTCTTTGGGAGTGCGACGCAGGTACTCGAACCACGGTCCGATGGTTGCACGATCAATCCGTTGCAGAGCACCGAAAGCCATGATGTTCAAAGCAGCGGGCGATGACGGCAGTTTTGCACCCTTGGGGTCGTCGATCACCTCTTGCCAACTCGGCAGGGAGTCGGATACCTCCACATACGCCACCATGTCCCGCGCAGCGCTCTCACCAATCGTTCCTGATAGTGAAGTAATGAGAGCATTGCGTGTGAGCTTGTCACGACGCTTGATGATGTTGCTTGCCCGAGCGAGTGAGCGTGGGCTTACATACGAGCGTTGTGCGTTCTTGGGGTTGAAGATGTAGTGGTTCTCCGCTTGGGTCGGGTCTTTGTACGATGCAAGTGCATGCGGGTAGGCTTTCACCCACGCCACAACTTCCTCTGCAATGTCGTTCTTGATTGCCCACATACCCCATGAGTCCTCATCAACACTGCCGTCGGCATTGAACCCAGCGTGTGGTTTCTGGATAGGAACAATGGTCAGTCGGTTGATCGAGTGAGCCTTTAGCAAGTCGCCCACACCATCGGTTGTGTTGTTGCCTGCGGTGATAACGAGAGTCTCGGGGTGTTGCTGGAATCCGCCGATGCGCCTCTCATTGAGCAAGGGATGCAACATGTTTTGCACCGCTTGGGATGAGGGCTTGGTGAATTCGTCAATGAAGATCACCAGTGGTTCGCCAGTATGGAAACCCCAGTGGTCGTTGGGGTAAAGCGATGTGGTCTTGGTCTCATGGTTGGGCATGGGGATGCCAATGTCACCCAGCTCGGTGTTGGGTGTGTCGATGTACACGCCACGAAAGCCTGTGCGCTCTACGATACGCTCGTACATAGCCGTCTTGCCCACGCCCGGCTCACCTACCAGATGTACCGCATTGGTGCTACCAACGGCAATGATGAGCTCCTCAGCTTCGTTGAGGGTGATCTCGGTGTTCAGTCTAACTTCCATTTTGGTTTCCTTTGTAGTTGCAGAGTATTGAGACGACAAGATGACTGTTAGTCACTTTGTCGCAGGGTTGATGGGGGTTGTGGTGATCGGGTCAAAGTCCTCCAAGTCTTTGCCGTGTTGAATGTCGTTGTATCTTGCTATCTCCATATCAAGTTCCTCCATGTTTGCGGTTGATAATGCTTTTTGCTTCGCCGTGCTGTGTTTTCCAGCATTGCGATTTGGGTTATTGATCAGTTCCCTTACAACAGGATTACGGGGTTTCATTGCCGTGCCTCCCGCATAGCCGCTTCGGTCTGCGCCACGAGATCGTTGCGAGCCTCTTCGTTGGTGAGTATCAAATGGATGAAGTGCTTGGCGCTTTTGAGTTGTGCACCCAAGTGCAATGCGTATGCGGTCGCAAGCATGCCCCAGATGAACAGGGCGATTTCGGTGATGCTGATTTCGATCATTTCGTTTCCTCCATAAGTTGTTCCAAGTCGTGCTTCATACCAAGCACCCAAACCTCCAAGTCGTTGGCTGCTTCGGCATCGCCCACCTGACGCATGGCATGAGCGAGGTGCATCCCTGCGGTGTAGAGCGTGTTGAGCTTCGCTACCGTGATAGCAGGGCGTTGAGTTGTGACGACATCCTGACTGTCTGTCATTGTGTCGTGTGCTAGTTCGATCATGTCCGTATCTCCTTCTGGTTGGTTTGTTTCAGCGTGGTCGGTGCAGTCGTGGGGGTGACGAACATGTACCCGCCCTTTCCATACTCTTGTACCACAGTCCACGATCTGCGTAGCAGGCGAGCGTTCTCTTCCCCGCAACCCTTGCAGATGAGATGCCCATACTGAGCCCGTTTCTTGCCGATGCCGTTGTTGCATCCTGCTGTTTGGCAGTAGCCGTTTCTGTATCTTGTGTATGACATTGTTTGCCTTTCAGTTGGGAGTTGACCATGCGTGGATGCGTTGGATGGTGGGGTCGGTGGACCTGCTGACGCACCAGTTGGTTTTGATACCACGGTATCCAGACTCATAGTCCTCTCGCACGCCGTATGCCATGCCTTCGATGAGGTGCAAGGGCTTGCGGAACAACTCGTTCCAGTTGCGGTCAAAGGCAATGATGATAGGGTTTGCTACGCTAGTAGGTTGGTGTGTTGCGTTGTTTGCTGATCTGATTTGCATGATGGACTCCAAAGAAGAAGAAAAAGACATAATGACCAAACGTCATTGTGTCGCCGGACAAGCCAAGGATGAAGAAAACCCATAGGACTGCCCTCGCTGAAAGCGAGCCCCATTATACCACTAAAGAAGTACTTTGTCAAGTGCTTGTCTTTGCTCTCCCTATTGCAAAATTTAAAACGAGCGATGTTCTTTTTGTGGAGGAATGTGTGGGGAAGGATAAGTACAAAAGGAGGATAGAACAATGCATAAGAGAAAGGTTTTTGTTTCAGTGAAATTTTGGGGGGTAAAAGTGGTATTACGACTTATATTGTTCTGAAAAAGTAAAAAATTCGAACATTAGGACGAAAAATTCGAACATTCGTAAGTTATTGATTTATAAGGGATTCATATATATATTTTGCTTAAATAATAATCAATGTTCGTTATGTTCTGGGGAACTGCGGTTTAGAGAGCGCCAGTCCAAAACGATTGGGGTTGGAGTTGCACTTGCCGAGGGGCTCGGGCGAGCATGCAAATTGAAATTCTGGTTTTTGTCAAAAAACGCTCGTACAATAGAACAATACTGAACATACCTTTAAAATCAAGGACTTACGATGTTCCGAAACTATACAATGTTCCATGGTTTTTTAGAACATTAAAAAATTGTATACAGAAAAAGGGCAAAAATGCGTGGTTTTTGTCGCTTTGCGTGGGGCTACGGCGTTGAAGTGACCGTTCCCTTGCCCTTTTGTCTAAACTCTCCCTATTCATCAATTTAAAAGATTGGGTGATAAAAAATTCGAACATTATATGAAAAAATTCGAACATTACAGGGTTTCCACTATTGATGTGTTTTGCTATCACGCTATTGTAGCCTGACATAATGACATGGGGTCATTATGTAAATGTTCACTAACTTTGGAGGAAGTATGAACACAGTAGCAAATCCGGTGATGCGAGCCATCATCGAGGGAGCCGATCAGGCGGGAGAGATGTTCGCCCGATCGGAAATTGACGCAATGGGTTCTTTGGAAGTGTACGCACGAACCCTCGGAACCGAGCCCACTTTCGAGCACTGGTCGAACTGTCGGGTTGACTGGGTGAACGCCTATGTTCGCACCAAACCACAGGCGAAGGGCAATAGTGCCGACAAAGCTTTCGCCCGATACAAGGTTCGCTTGAATGAAGCGTTTGGTATCGAAGCACCGAAGGCCAAATCAGAGGCCGCCGAAAAGAAGGCTCAGGAAAGGGCTAAAAAGGCTCAGGAACTCGAACAACGATTCTCTGGGTACTCTGATACCGACTTGAACGGCATGCTCAAAAAAGCCTACGAAGATCAGGCGAAGAACCCGATGAAAAAATCAGCGTTATTAGGTGAACTAGAACGGGCTGTAAAACAGCGTATCAAATCGACCGAATCAATCAATCGTGATGCGTTGAAAGCAATCAGAACCCGACTGTTCAATCTGGCGAAGGCTTGCACCGACCCTGTAAGGATTGAAGCGGCCTGTGATGTGCTCGACCCCGAGTATGAGATCAGCGTAGAGTAATCGCCAGTAACTTAGCCTGACGGGTAACGCCGTCAGGTTTTTTTGGGCTCCCGCGTTGAAATGACCGTTCCCTGACTAGACATAATGACGTCTGGTCATTGTGTCTGGTTGATACCACTAGGGTTTCCCCCAATTGCTTGTTTTGTCTCCCTAGCATAGTATCAAGACACCTAGCCGGACTGGCTGGCTGGGATAATTGGAGAGAAACCATGACAAAGCAAACTACAGTGGCAGCAGCAGCCATCGAGGCGCTGGACTTTGAGAGCAAAACCGCAGCTTACGAGCAGGGCGGACGATACGCACGTAACAAGCTGGAACGTCTGCGCATCGCGGAAGACGCAGCCCGGACGCTGGGGACAAACCCCAGCCTTGATCGCTGGGACGGATACCGCATCCAATGGGTGGATGGTCACGTTCATGAAAATCCGCATCTCACTGGCAACGCGCATGATCAAGCATGGAAGGATTTTGCGGACTTACTTAATAACTTGTACGGGTTGAAAAAACCCCAAAGTACTTCGGCAGCAGCCGAAAAGAAACGAGACGAGCGCGCAGCAGCCAATGAAAAGCTGCTTGAAAAGTACGAAGACACTCCGGTGATCGAGCTACGCGATCAACTGGGCAAGACCTACGAGGCAATGGCAAAGAACCCGGAGAACAAAGACCTCAAGAAAAAACAAAAAGAACTGGACAAAGTGCTCAAGCTGCGCACCAGCGAAGAGAACAAGCAGCACGGTGAAACCCTCAAGCAGCTGCGCAGCCAAGTGCGCGAGGCAGCCAGTAAGTGCACCGATATCGAAAAGCTGGAGGCAGTCCTAGAGCTATTGGACGTGGACACAACAATGTCATACGTGATCGAAGACTGACCAGCTATCAATCAATCAACCACTTCAGACCCGGCAGCAGCCGGGTTTTTTTATGCCCGGTGATCAACCACTACCCTAGCGCAGCCGGACCCAGCTTGGGCACTTGGGGCAGCTAGACCCAGACCCGGGCAGCCCCCAGCAACTTAGCCAGACCCAGCAACCCCAGAC